TTTTAAGGACAAATTGGACGTAGATTCGTAAAATGAAACGTCTACAGAATGGATAAAATGTAGGCAAAATCGGCTCACTCCTACACATTCCCGAGATTCAGTTGTAGGGATAGTGCAGAAAATTACGGGATTTTTTGAATCTCGTTTTTAAGCCAGCGGAGATCGCGTTGGGTGTAGACACGCTCGGTGAGGTCGCTGATGTGATGGCCGACAATTCGTTTAATGGCATATTCGTCCATCTCGGCTTTTTTAGCCATTGTAACAAAAGTAACACGTCCGTCATGACCCTTATGGTCGGGATTTAGAGACAGCAGGGGAATGACCTCATTTGTAAGCTGTTGTTCAAATAAGGCATAGCTCATTTTTGTGATTTCACCTTTTACAGCATTTAGTTGGCGGAATCCACGCTGACGATTTCTAAAAAATAAATATGGAGATTTCGCTTCGATAGCTTTTTCATAGCGGGATTTTACCAAATTATAAATACGGGGATGAATCGGCACTGTTCGGTTTATCCCCGCTTTTGTTTTTTGTCCACCTGTAAATGCGCCTGCTTCCATGTCAACATTTTCCAATTTCAAGTCGCACATTTCTCCTGGACGCCAGCCAGAATAACACTGAATCAAAATCATATCAATGATAGGATGCTTATCAATGCTGGACCAAAGAATGGCAAGTTCCTCATCACTATAGGCGATATGGCAATTTGGCTTTCGGACATAGCCTGAATCAACGGTGAACATACGAGCATAATTTTTATCGACCAACTCATGTGCGAGGGCATAATCAAAAAGAAGGTTGTAAAGAGTTTTCATGGACTCTTTTACGTTATTTTCAGGATGCCGTATTTTTCCAGCGTAAGTAACAGAGCCGTTTTCAATACAATTTTGAAGATGGGAAATATGCACGTCCCGAACAAGCATGTGATGGATAGAAGAAGAATAAGCCCATGCACTTTTATAACGAGAAACCGTAGAAGGGTCAACCTTCTTCTCTCGTAATGACAGCCAGGAGTCAAAGAGGTCTTGCATGGTCGTTTTATTGGAGAGATCAAACGGATGAGCATTATATTTTACAAGAGCTTCATAAGCTTCATTGTAAGTCTCGAAGTATCCGACGGGGCGAAGGGGACGAACGATCGGTTTGCCATCATCGGTATGGCCGGCGGTGACCAAAACACGAAAGGGCTTTCGAAGATTGCGGCCACGAACTTCGGAAATTTGTCCGAAACCGTTTGGAAGGCGCATATGCTTTTTCTTTTTAGGCGGCAACGAAGATTTGGACTTGAGCGGATAGCCGCAATGGGGACAAGCTATAGCCTTATCGCTCACTTGCAGCTCACACTCCGGGCAGAGTATTAACATAAAAATCTCCTTTGGCTGTTTGAAAATTGGATGCTTTCACTCAAAAGCTCGGTCAAACCGGGCTTTTTCTTTTGGAAAAGCTATTCTAGGTTAAACCGTTTCGTCCGGGCTGTCAATCCCTTCACCGGAAGAAAAATAAAATACAGCACGCACTCGACCGTTTTCTACAGTACCATCCTTTTGAGCCTAAGACGCATTTTGACGTGCTTAGAGTAACATAAAAGGAGTACGATAGAATGGACAAAGCTAGATTAGAATTTGGGTCGGTGCCGGTGCGGGTGGCGGCGAAGGTATACGGACGTGATCCTGCATGGGTGCGGGCGGGCATTATTACAGGGTGGTTGCCCATTGGTGAAGCAACAAGGAACGGCCAGCGGATCACCGACATCAAACAGATGAATTCAAAATACGGGCGGATCAACTATTATATCTCACCCAAGCTCCTTTACGAGCAGACCGGCTACGAATGGAGGGGTGAAAATGAAAAGTGAACGTCCGGTACTTTCCCAAAAGAATCCATACCGCATCCCGAAGCAGCGGTACTACGAACTGAAGCACTTCTGCCTGCAGTATGACGACTGGAAGAAAGCGCTGACTTTGATCGACGGGTGGGAGATTTCGCCCGACGGTATGACTGGTGTCATCAAGGGGAATCCGCCCGAAAGTCCGACAGAGCGTCAGGCGCTGGCGCGAGTCTACTATTCAAACTGCATTGACATTGTGGACCGATGCATCGCAAAGCTGGACACGGTGCTGGGGCCATACATCCTGGAAGGTGTGACCAAGAGTCTGGGCTATGACAAGCTTCAGGCAAAGGGATGTCCATGCTGCAGGGAAACCTATTACATGCATTACCGATATTTCTTCTGGCTCCTGAGCAAGGAGCGACAGTGACGCGAAAACTTCTGCCTCTATTACGGAGGTGAGATAAAATGGCGACAAGAGATTGGAGCAAGGTAAACTGGAAGAATGACGGAACGGATAATAATCTGATTCGGGAGTTTCTCGCAGATTCCGAGAATATCGGAAAGTGTGACCAATGTCCGTGTAAGATGAAAAATCCGAATCATGATGCACTACCTTGCGGACAATATCGCTGTTGGGTAGAATTGTCTTGCTAATGGTGAGGAGCCGTGGAGAAATCTGCGGCTCTTTCTTTTTCTCCGGACGCGAAAAAAACAGGGTGCATTATGGAAGAATATACACTTTTTAGCAAAGGAGAAAAATTATGCTGAAGAACATTGTAAAGGGTTTTGTTGAAATGATGAACGCGATCAACGAAGGTGCGAAGGTGCACATGGATTGGGAGCGCGAGGAGATGCAGAACCTTGTCATGTTCCAGGCAGGTTTGCGCTGATGCAGACTTGTGTAAGGAACCGGGGAAGGCCGTGGCGAAAGCTGCGGCTTTCTCTTTTCTCCGTGATTCTTCCGCACGCACTCGACCGAAACACGCTTTATATTGGTACAAGGAGATTTTCAAAATGGCTTATCTGGTATGGATTTTGACTGGCATCGCAATTGTTCTGGGTTTTTTGCTGGGTCTGCTGCTCGGGAAAACCCACGACTACCGCAAGAAGTCTGTAGGAACATTGCTTGTGGGCTACACCGGTGAGGATGATGACGGTGCTCATTTGTTTTTGAGCATGGACAAGGCGGTGGAAGATATCGAGAACGTAGAGTATGCGATCCTGCGAGTCAAAAAAGTAAAGGCGCGAAATTAACTGTCCGCTTTACGGAGGAAACTCCGAACTTATATTTTTGAAGGGAGAAATTCAAAATGGAACTGAACGAAAGACTGGACAAGGAATTGGAGCGTCGCTTCGAGGACTTGGGAAACCTGGAAACGGGAAGTGACGAGCAGGGCAAAGCGACCGACAACATCGTGAAGCTTTACAAGCTGCGAATGGATGAGAATGAGCAGGAGAACAGCAAGAATGCTGACGAGGACAAGGCTGTACTGGAACGGCACAAGCTTGAACTCGAGGAGCAGAAAGCGAAAGACGATAAGCTCATCCGCATCCTGACGACAGTAACGAGCGTCGGTGTGACGATCGCGGGCTTTGCTGTGGGCAGTCACTGGTACGGCAAGGGCTTCAAGTTCGAGGAGACGGGAACCATTTGTTCGAGCACGTTCAAGGGTCTGATGAGAGACTTTAGATTCTTCAAGAAGTAAGGAGGAACCGTGGAGGTCGTGGCGAAAGTTACGGCCTCTTTTTCTTTTATGCGATACTATACCGAGCCGTCCGAGGAATGGACGAGATACTACGGCGTGACCTACCGATGCAATCACCCGGTGTACCGGACTTGCACCCTTTATGCAGAGCACGGGAAAGGGCTTTGTGTCATTCAGCAGAGGTTCAATGAGAAAAGTCGGGCGACCTTCTGGGGACCCATTGACCCATGGCTCACCGACAAAATCTACATGCACGAAGGATTCCGGGAGTATTTTCTGGAGCACGCAAAACGAAAAAATCAAAATGGATTCTATCCGACGGTCACTGTGCGGCAGCTCATGTGGGCCCTGCGGATGAAGCCGATCAAGAAAGAACGGTGGGAAACGGTGTTTGATAGGAAAGAAGTGTAGGCGCGAAATTTGCAGAGTGCTTTATGAGACGAGTTACGTCTTGACATTTATATTTTGGAGGTATGAACTATGAAGAAAGCATTGAAAATTGGAGCAGTAGCAATGGCAATTCATTTGGCACTCAATATAGGCTTTATGTTTGGTATGGCGACACCGATTGCAATGGAATTACTTGAAGGTAATTACCGCGCAGCGAGTGTGTTGTCACGCCAGAACAGGAAAAACTATAAAAAGGGTAAATACTTAGATATTGCTGAGGCGATTGACGCTTATGCACGCTTTATGGCGAATACATTATTAGCAATCAATAAGAAAAGGAGACGTATAAAATACAAAAAGTAACTCAAAAGGCGGGAGCCGTGGAGAAATCTGCAGCTCTTACTTTTTTGACGCGAGAAAACCTTGTTCTATTATGAAGGAGGTGATAAGCCATGGATTATTTTCTGGCGAAGAGCGATCGGCAGCTCGGAATCTGTTTGCGTATGCTGTATGCGAATGGGATTCAAGGACACACTAGCACTGTGCTGAACAGTAAGATGCGAATTGAATTCCACGTCACGATTACAGAAATGGAACGATTTGACGAGCTGCTTGAGAAGTATCTGATCCAAATTTCCTAAGCGCACCCCTGAGAGCAAAAGATCTGAAACATGGTCTTTTGCTTTTTGTCCGACTGTGCTATACTGAATACAAGGAGGCGGTTTATATGCTGGTACATTCAAGAATGGCTTGCCCGGTGAGAAATAAAGACGGTTCGTGGAAAATGGTTGTTAAAGAGTTCAATGAGGAAATTCCCGACCTCGGACGGCACTCGCTGTACTGTAACAAGTGCGGCGACCCACATTACCCGGAATGCGCAAAGCGTTGTCCCGATGCAAAGGATTATATCGAAAAATGATATGTTTGCCAGAGAGCTTGTGAGAAATCGCAGGCTCTTTTTCTTTTTACGCGAAAAATTCTCCTTATCTTATGGGATAAGGCCCAAACAAAGGAGAAGTACGATGGATATTTTGAAGAAGATCTGGAATACGAGCGTAACGGTTGGGCAGGTCATTGTGACCGCAGTGATCGGACTGACAATCGGTCTGGTCATCTGGGTTCTGGTGAGGCTGTTCCGGCCGTCGAAGAACTGAGGATTTAACGGAAACCGGTACACGAATTGATATTTAGCCTTATCCTGAGAGAGCTTATGAGAAATCATAGGCTCTTTTCTTTTTGCCGGACGCGAAAAATACAGGATGCTTTATGGAAGACAGAGGGCTTTTATCGAAAGGAGAAATTACTATGATGAAAGCGATCAAGAACTTTATGAACAAGCAGTGGACTTGGGGAACTTACTTCAAGCTGTGTGGTGTTGTGTATGGACTGTATGCAGCAGTCTTGGCAGTATTCATTGCATGGGAGAAGTATCAGGAACACAAGGAACTGAAAGAAATTCAGAAAGCAAATCAGGAAGAGTACGAGATCTGATAAAGATTCGCCCTCTGCCTTTTTATTTTTTTGACTTTGAAGGGAGATTCAAAATGGAGGACATTATGCACATTCAATCCGGGTTTCTGCGCAGATTGGTTTCGGCTGCTGTGGGTAAGGCAATCCAAAAACAAGGGCTTGATGCAGCAGTTCAGCTGAACGACCTGCGGGTGAACTATGCCGACAAGAGCAGAACGGTACGGGTGCATCTGGACATTGACGCCGAGATGACGCAGGAAGCACTGGTTGATATTTTGTCGAAGGCCGGTGTTCTTTGACGCGAAAAATACATGCCGCTGAATGGAGAAGATAGCTCAGTTGGTAGAGCGCTGTTTGATTACAGAGGTCCCCGGTTCAAGACCGGGTCTTTTCTTTTTTAGTGAAAGGAGTCGCTATGAAATTGAAAAATGTTGACCCGACAGAATTCTCGGAGATGTACAACAACTCTTTTGAACCAAAGCAAAAGGTAAACAAAGAAGCGGTGCAGAACATTATCGGAGAGTTTGTGTACAGCGGAATATTCATTATGGAAGTTGTTTTGAGTGAGGAGGACCGACCGAACAGCAGGGCAATCATTACGGCAATGCGTGATTTTATCAGCACGAACAATCTTGCTGTCGGTCTGCACGAGAGGGCAGGAAGGATATTTCTGCGTAATGATGCAGTGCCGGTCTGCCTGATGATCGGGTATCCGAGAGGGATTGTAAACGCATCAAAGAGAAACCGTTGGAAAATCGAAAACTGCTGAAAGGAACAAGAACATGAAACTGAACAAAAAGATATTTTCCTACCTGAGCAAACATGGGGCGACCATTCTGTCCATTGCGGCTGCAGCGGGCGTTGTGCTGACCGCTGTTGAGACCGCAAAGGCGACCACGAAGGCACAGAGCCTGATCAACATGAACAAGGATGAGCCGATGACGAAGAAGGAAATCGTCAAGGACTGCTGGAAGTTCTACATCCCGGCGGCAGTTGTTGGTGCAGGCACCATTGCGTGTATTCTCGGCTCAAATGGTCTGAACAAAAAGACGCAGGCGGAGCTGATGGCGGCCTATGTCGCTGTCCAGCAGACCTACAGCAACTATCGCAAGAAGGTTGCGGAGCAGGTAGGCGAAGAAATGGAGCATGAGATTCATCGGAAAGTCGAGGAAGTTCCGCTTGACAAAAACAACGATGCGGTAAAGCTCTTTTATGAGCCGTACACAAAAAGATATTTCAATGCAACCATGGCACAGGTTTACGAAGCTGCCTACATGCTGAACAAGAAGCTGGCTCTGGACGGCGGCGTATCACTCGAAGCGTGGTGTGAGCTGCTCGGGCTCGATTACCGACCGGACCCGGAATCGCGCGGGTGGTGCATTGATCAGATGGTAGAAGATTGGGAATACTGCTGGCTGGATGTGGAATGCGACGAGCAGAAAACCGATGACGGCTTGACAGTATACTATTTCAGTCCGTGGGCAGATCCGGTGAAAGACTGGGAAAATTATGATCCGAGTCAGACGGCTCCGTTTTGACGCGAAAAATTCAATCGCCATTATGAAGGAGGTGAGACAAATGAGTAAGAAATCGAACATTTGGAAGATTCTTGGCATGACAGGAATGATATTTGGCTTTCTCGGCACAATGATGCAGGGATATGCCGAAGACAAGGAACTGGATGCCAAAATCAACGAAGCGGTTGACAAAAAGCTTGCCGAGCGCAATGAGACTGAGGGGCAGTGATGCCTCTCTTTCTTTTTGATATTTGGCGATAACGCGAAAAAATCTCTCTGCATTATGGAAGGAATCCACAAATTGAAAGGAGATTTTATTATGTACGAATACGATAAGGACTTCTGGAGAGCAATCGACGAACTGACATGGAATCAGGTGAAACGGTGTGCGAAAATGGTGGTCGATACTCTGATCGGAGTGATGATTACGATTGGCGTGCAGCCGGTTCGACTGTATGAGTACGTTCGGTATCGTTGGTCGCATCGAGATGAAGTGAAAATCGAATGCGAGGCAAATGAACGCTTCGAACATTTGAAGGTTAGTGGACACATCTGATAGACGAGAGTCGTGGCAAAAAGCTGCGGCTCTTTCTTTTATATTTTCTGGAGGTATGAAAAATGAAACTCAAAGCACTGGCAAATGCGCTCTTGGTGGGTGCGAAAAAGCACAGCCCGGAGATCCTTATTGGTCTGGGCATCACAGGAGCGGCATCTTCTGTGATATTTGCAGTCAAGGCGACCCCGAAAGCAATGATCCTGCTCGACCAGAAAAAGCAGGAACTGGGTGTCGAGAAGCTGGAGGCGAAGGAAATTATCAAAACGGCAGCACCGGTTTATATTCCGACTGCTGTCAGTTTTGGCGTGAGCGTGGCATGCATCATTGGTGCCAGCAGTATGAACGCGCGGCGCAATGCGGCTTTGACTGCCGCATACACCATGAGCGAAAGTGCCCTGCGTACCTACCGCGACAAGGTATTAGAAACCGTGGGCGAGGGCAAGGAACGCGAGATCCGACAGGCAGCGGCCATTGAACAGCAGCAGAAGACACCGGAGGCTCAGACTGTTGTTGTGAACAATGCAGCTGGACAGCTCAAGTGCTTCGACTCACTCAGCGGAAGATATTTTACGGCCACCAAAAATCAGATCGACAAGGCGGTCAACGAGTTCAACCGCCAGCTGCGGGATGACATGCGGATCAGCCTGAATGAATGGTATGACCTCGTTGGCCTGGACCAGAACAAGCTTGGCGACATGCTCGGCTGGGACATTGACCGCGGCTACATCGAAACCTGCTACGCGTCCCGGCTGGATGAGGAAGGCATGCCGTGCCTCGTCGTGAATTATGTGGAGCCTCCGCACTACATTGGCGTGTGAGACGCGAAAAATTCACCCTGCTTTATGGAACCAAGAAGGTTCACATTAAGAACAAATCTTGAAAGGAGATTTTATTATGGACGAAATGAACAACATGAACGAGGTTACTACCGAGGAGACTTCTAATGAGATGGCTCCCGTGGTTACGGAGAACAATGAGGTGAAACCTGAGGAGAATAACTCTGGTATCAACACCTGGGCGGGCGTTGCCGCTGCTGTTGGTGTGTTGACGATCGGTGCAATTGGCGCCGGCATCGCAAAACACAAGGCAAAGGCAAAAGCTGAGCCCAAGGTTGAGAAGGAGCAGAAGCCGAAGAAGCACTTCCATTTCCGTAAGCCGTGGGAGATCACGGAAGACGAACCGGATGTGATTGACGCAGAGTTCAATGACGTTACGGAAGAACCTGAAAAGGAAGAAAACTAATGTGAAAGGTTCAGGCGAGAGCCGTGGAGAAATCTGCGGCTCTTACCTTTTTATTTTGAAGGGAGAACCCCAATGGCCGAAATTAAATTACCCACGAACTCGATTACTTCCGGCAATGCTGAAAAGCATGAGAAGAAGTTTGAAAAGGTGACCACCGGCAAGGTCGTGACGAAGGAGAAAAATGATATTCAGAAGGTAGCTTCGATGTTCATCGCCGAAGACCTGAAGACCGTGCGCGACCATATCGTTAAAGATGTGGCCGTACCGAAGATGCGGGACTTCTTTGCAGACCTGATGATTGCGACCGTCAACATGATATTTCATGGCGATGACCGTCCGCGCAACAACTACAATAACTACGCCCAGCCGAGCCGCGTTTCGTACAACCGATATTCTGACAACCGGAATTCCAACACGAATCGTCCGGTAGCGGCACAGATCAACTATCAGGACATTATTTTCTCGTCCCGGGGCGATGCAGACGAAGTGCTCAATCAGATGATCGATGCGTTGGCAACCTATAACTGCGTCTCCGTGGCCGACCTGTATGATCTGGTGGGCATGACCTCGAACTACACGGATAACAAATATGGCTGGTACGACTTGCGTACCGCATACATTCAGGGCGTTAGCGGCGGATATGTCATCCGTCTGCCGAAGCCTGTTGCTCTGAACAACTGAGAAAGGAAAGATATTTATGAAAATGAACGAATTTATGGCAAATGCTACCCGTTTTGCAGCAAAGACAAAGTTCAAGATCGGCAAGCACAGCCCCGAGATCCTGATGGTGTGCGGTGCAGTTGGCGCCGTGACCAGTGCTGTCATGGCCTGCAAGGCTACTTTGAAGGTCAATGATATTCTGGCTGCCCATCAGTCCAGCGTGGCAACCATTCACGATGTGCAGGATGGCAAGGCTGCAATCAAAGAAGGCGCTGAGTACACCGAAGAAGATGCCAAGAAGGACCTGACCACCGTTTATGTCCAGACTGGCGTGAAGCTCGTGAAGCTGTATGCTCCTGCTGTCATTCTGGGCACCCTGTCTCTTGGCTGCATGGTTGGCTCCAACCACATCCTGCAGAAGCGCAATGCGGCTCTGACCGCTGCTTATGTCACGCTGGATAAAGCATTCAACGAGTATAAAGGCCGTGTTTCTGAGCGCTTCGGCGAGCGTGTGCAGCATGAGATTGAGCATGGCGTGAAGGCCGTCGAGGTGGAGTCCAAGGTCGTCAACGAGGACGGCACCGAGGAAACTGTCAAGTCCTATACGGATGAAGCGGATGGCGTGCATTCGCCTTATGACCTGATTTTCGATGAGATGATTGACCGTTGGGAAGCAGATGCTCACTACAACAAGATGGTCCTGACCCAAATCGAAAGTCAGGCAAACAATGTTCTGCGAAACCGTGGCTATCTGTTCCTGAACGAAGTCTATCATATGATTGGTCGTTACAGCAGCGGTGAGTCAATCTACACTCCGCAGGGTCAGATCGTTGGCTGGCTCTATGATCCGAACAATGAGTCGCTGCAGAACTGCGTGAAGTTTGGTCTGGATAAGATGCAGGGTGATCGTTCTGTTGTGCTACACTTCAACATCGACGGCCCCATCATTGACAAGATCTGATTGATATTTTTGGAGGATTCGCTATGACCAGAGTCGTAAGAACTTTGTCTTATGTGTTCGCTGCCATGGCCGGAGTCTGCTTCGTCTCTGGTCTGGCTGTCCTTTCTGAGTGAGGGATATTTGTATGAGCAGTTTGGAAAACATGTTCCTGTTTCTGGACTACCTGACCGATACCCAGCGAAAAAGACATATTGTTGGCGGAGTCCTGATGAGCGTGTCTCTCTTTTTCGGAGGACTCGCGTTCACCATGATGACTGTCAAAGAAGGAGATTCCAATGAAAACCTGGATTCGTGATATTTTACTTGTTGGCGCTGGCTTTGCGGCGGGCGCTTATTTCATGCATGTCCGGATGCGTGAGGAGTACCAGAAGTTTGCTGATGCTCAGATCGAAGATGTCCGTGAGCATTACAAGAAAAAAGAGCAGACCATTGATGAGCAGGTCAAAGCAGAAGCTCAGAAGCAGGCTGTTGAGCTGATTTCAGGTCCGTATCGTCAGGAAAGTGACCCGGAAAAGCCTGACAAAGCGCCCTTTGAGCCTATCGAGATCATCGAACCGGATGAATTCGGCTGCGATGACGACTACGAGACCAGCTTTCTGACTCTGTTCGCAGATGGTGTGCTGGCATACGACAGCGACGGCAGCAAGGTGGATGACGTTGAAGCGGTCGTCGGCCAAAAGGCGCTGGATTCTATCGGCAAGTTCATGCCTGACGGTATCCATGTCCGCAACCACACCTATCACAAGGACTTTGAAGTGGTAAAGGCGCTCCAGAATTACGCAGATGTGTATCCGGAGCGAGAAGAGGAGGACTATGACGATTGACGAGATGAAAGCCGGCATCGAAAAAAGATATTTCGAGTGGCTTTACGAGCTGGTTTGCGGAAAGTGGGAGCCGAGAAATCTCTCTTTTCGTAGACTGCTGACCTTTCTGTATGACACGCAGTTCGTCCCGGACAATGAAATGGACTGTAATCGTGCGGTAGATGGGGAAAATCTGCGGGGGCGTTTTGCTGCTGAATGCATTGATATTCCCGGAGCTATCCCTGAGAACAACGTGTCTGTGACTTTTCAAGGCAAGCCTTGCAATATGCTCGAAATGATGGTTGCGTTGGCCCTTCGCTGCGAAGAAACCATCATGGAAGATGCAGATATTGGCAACCGGACTGGGCAGTGGTTCTGGAGCATGATCGTCAGTCTCGGTCTGGCTTCCATGGATGACAACCGATTCCATCAGAGCAGGGCAGAGTTCGTGATCGAGCGCTTCCGCCGCAGAGACTATCAGCCGAATGGTGCCGGTGGCCTGTTCACGTTGCAGAACCCAAAAGAAGACATGCGTACGCTGGATATTTGGTATCAGATGATGGCGTACCTGAATGAAAATGATATTTGAGGAGGATTTTGTTATGGAAACCAATATTTACTATCAGCTCGCCCAGACCGAATGTGTGCTCGACCGTTACAAGGCAAAGCTGTTCAAGAAGAACCTGCTGCTGGCCGGGATGGCAGTGCTCGTTTACATGTCGGCGAAGGCTCTGACCGTTGCCACCAAGAAGGTTGTCGAGGTTCAGAAGGAACGCGACGAACTGGCCGAAAAGCACGACAAAGTCCTGTACGAACTGAACCAGATGAAGAAGACCAACGATTGATATTTACCTCGAAGAAAGGAGGAAATTGATTGCCAATGATTGATTTCCTTTTCATTGCCCGCAGGACGGGTAAACACGGGGTGATTGAGATCTATCCCAAACTTATCATCAAGCATTCGAAGGACTTGATGATTCGTGGCGGGGACTTCTATGCAATCTGGCTGGAAGAACGCGGACTCTGGTCTACGGACGAGCAGGATGCCCTTCAGCTCATTGACCGGGAGTTGGACAATTATGCAGAGACCCATAAGGCAGACTTTGACAACTATCGGGTGCTGCACATGTGGGATGCAGAGTCTGGCATGATTGATATTTGGCACCGGTATTGCCAGCGTCAGATGCGGGATTCATTCGTTATGCTTGACGAGAAATTGATATTTTCCAACACCGAGGTGAAGAAGGAAGACTACGCATCGAAGCGCCTTCCGTATCCGCTGGAGCAGGGAAGCATCAAAGCATGGGATGAGCTGATGAGCGTTCTGTATGCGCCGGATGAGCGGATGAAGATCGAGTGGGCCATCGGGGCCATCGTGAACGGGGATTCGAAGAAAATTCAGAAGTTCATGGTGATGTACGGCGCACCCGGCACTGGTAAATCCACGGTCATCAACATCATCCAGAAACTGTTCGCTGGATATTACTCGGCCTTTGATGCGAAGGTACTGGGTTCATCTTCAAACGCTTTTGCACTGGAAGCTTTCAAAGCAAATCCTCTGATTGCAATCCAGCACGATGGCGATCTGAGCCGCATCGAAGACAACACCCGAATCAACTCGCTAGTCTCTCATGAGTCCATGACAGTCAACGAGAAGTTCAAGTCTGCATATGAAAACCGCTTCAAGTGCTTCCTCATCCTCGGTACGAATAATCCCGTGCGCATCACCAATGCGAAATCGGGTATTGTTCGGCGTCTGATCGATGTGGAGCCCACTGGCAATAAGGTGCCAGCTAAGAAGTACGAGGAGCTGGTTTCGCAAATCGACTTTGAGCTTGGTGCTATTGCATGGTACTGCCGGAATGTCTACGAGAATAACAAGCATGCCTATGACGATTACATTCCCATTCGCATGTTGAGCGCTTCGAATGACATGTACAACTTTATGGAAGACAGCTACTACGTCTTCAAGAAGGAAGATGGCGTATCTTTGCAGGTGGCTTGGGAAATGTACAAAAATTTCTGCACGAGCACGAATGTTCCGTACATGAGTTCCCGGCGAGTATTCAAGGAAGAACTGATGAACTACTTCCGCGATTACAAGGAGCGGGTCAACACGGACAGTGGCGAGCGCATCCGAAGCTACTACAGCGGTTTCAAGACGGAAAAGTTCGAGAAGAAATCGGACTTTGGTGCGCCAATCCCCGAAAAGCAGGCATCTTGGATCGACTTTAAGGTGCGGCATTCGGTTCTGGATGATATTTGTAAGGACTGTCCTGCACAATACGCAAAAGAAAACGGCACACCAACCGACTACTGGGAAAACGTAAAGACGAAGCTGTCGGACCTCGATACGAGCAGGCTGCATTATGTCAAGGTGCCCGAGAATCACATCGTCATCGACTTTGATATTCCGGGAGAAGATGGCAAAAAGTCCTTTGAACGAAACCTCGAAGCGGCAAGCAAGTGGCCGAGAACCTATGCAGAACTGAGCAAATCTGGCGCAGGAATCCACCTGCATTATATTTACTCCGGCGATGCATCGAAGCTCAGCAGAATCTACGACGAGCACATCGAGGTCAAGGTCTTTACCGGTAAGAGTTCACTCCGAAGAAAGCTCTCAAAATGCAATGATATTCCGGTAGCGTCCATCAGCTCCGGTTTACCAATGAAGGGAGAAAAAATGGTTAGCACTGATCGTGTCCAGAGCGAAAAAGGACTGCGCATCATGATTATGCGCAATCTGAACAAAGAAATTCATCCCTATACCAAACCGTCCATCGACTTCATCTACAAAATCCTTGAGGACGCCTACAACAGTGACCTCACCTATGATGTGGACGACATGCGCAACGCAATTCTCGGGTTTGCGGCTTCCAGCACGAATCAGGCAGACGCTTGCCTGAAAATCGTATCCAAGATGCACTTCAAGTCCAAAGAGCCTACCGTAGCAGTAACTTATGAAGCACCAATCGTGTTCTTTGACTGTGAGGTGTTCCCGAACCTGCTTCTGGTCAATTGGAAGTTCCAGAGCAAGCCGGACAAAGACGAACCGACAGTCTACCGACTCATCAACCCGAGTGCTGACGACATTGCAAAGCTTTCGCAGTATCGCCTGATCGGTTTCAATAACCGTAAATACGATAACCATATTCTCTATGCCCGTATGATCGGGTGGTCAGTTGAGGCAATTTACAACCTGTCCCAGCAGATCATCAACGACCATACAGGCTTTTTCGGTGAGGCATACAACTTCTCGTATACGGATATTTACGACTTCAGCGCCAAGAAGCAGAGCCTGAAGAAGTTCGAGATCGAGCTTGGTATCCATCATCAAGAGCTCGGACTACCCTGGGATCAGCCTGTGCCGGAAGAAAAGTGGGAAGAAGTTGCACGTTATTGTGACAACGACGTTCTGGCAACGGAAGCAGTCTTCAATGCACGTCATGCAGACTTCGTTGCTCGGGAAATTCTGGCGGATGTGGCAGGCATGACCGTCAACGACACCACCAACAGCCTGACCACGCGAATCATCTTTGGCAAGGAGAAGCACCCGAGACTGGTCTATACAGATCTGGCGACAGGTGAGTCGGATGATCTGGTCGAGGTGGAGCCTGATATTCTCACCAAGAATAACTATCTCAATGCCTTTCCTGGATACGAGTGGGTCAAGGGCGATGATGGCCGGATGCACAATATGTTCCGTGGTACGGATCTGGGCTTGGGCGGTTATGTCTATGCTGAACCCGGTATGTACTGGAATGTGGCTCTGTTGGACGTGGCATCACTGCATCCGCATTCGGCTGTGGCGCTCAACTACTTTGGTGAGTATACCAAGAATTTCAACGATCTGATGGATGTTCGTATCTATGTCAAGCACAAGGAGTATGACAAGGCCAAGAAGCTGTTTAACGGCAAACTGGCCAAGTATTTGGACGACCCCAAGCAGGCTAAGGCATTGTCCCAGGCACTGAAAATCGCCATCAACTCCGTGTACGGTCTGACCAGCGCGACCTTCGACAATCCATTCCGCAATCCTAAGAATGGCAACAACATTGTGGCCCTGCGTGGTGCTCTGTTTATGCGTACTTTGCAGGATGAGGTTCAGCAGCGCGGATTCACCGTGGCGCACATCAAGACGGATTCTATCAAGATTCCCGATGCTACGCCAGAAATCATTGACTTCTGCATGAGGTTTGCAGAGAAGTACGGCTACACTTTCGAGCATGAGGCCACCTACGAGAAGATGTGCCTGGTAAACGATGCAGTGTACATTGCCAGATATTTGGATGCAGACCAATGCCAGAACAAGTATGGCTATGTGCCAGAGAAAAACGGTGAGCACAGCAGAGAATGGACGGCGACCGGCACCCAGTTCCAGATTCCGTATGTGTTCAAGACTCTGTTCTCGCATGAGCCGGTGGTGTTTGCGGATCTTTGTCAGACCAAGACGGTTTCCAAGGGTGCAATCTATCTGGATAAGAACGAAGACCTGCCCGAAGGCGAGCACAATTATATTTTCGTCGGTCGCGTCGGTTCGTTCTGTCCCATCAAACCCGGATGTGGTGGTGCTGTACTGCTGCGCGAGTCTGGCATTAATGATGTTGGCGAGAAAACTTATGCAGCAGTTGGCGGTTCTAAGGGTTACCGCTGGCTCGAAAGCGAGATGGTTCATGAGCTTCAGATGGAGAAGGACATTGACCGTTCTTACTTTGACAAGATGGCCGATGATGCTGCGGACGCCATTGCGAAATACGGCGACTTTGAGTGGTTCGTGGCAGATGACGCCGGTGAACCGCCTTGGCAGAAGCCGGACATGCCCTGGGATGATGTTCAGGACGAAGCGGCAAGAAATTTTGAGGTGAGATAAATGTTGTTTTTATACGATGAGCACGACAACAAGATTGGCATGATTAAATCGTACAAAGCAAAAAACGGTCACATTTACGAGGTGACTCTTTTTGACGGGAAAATTATGCACTTTGCGCCTGGTGAGATTGTTCGTAATGACCCTTATAGCTGCAGTATCTGCAAAGGTGGTGATAGCAAGGCTTCTTACGATTACTCTCGTCAGTCTACGGAGCAGGCCAAGAAGAATGATATCGTGCGGTTTGGCATGTGTAATGTCAGCATCCGCAAAGTTATCTTCAACGACCCGGCAACCATTGTCCTGTGGTCGGATGGCAGCAAGACCGTTGTGAAGTGCGGCCCTGAGGATACCTATGATATGGAGAAGGGGCTCGCTATGGCTATCGTGAAGAAGATGGCGGGCAATGATAACCGCTTCCATAAGATTTTCAAGCAGTACCCCAAGAAGAAAAAGAAGGAGCCTGGTTCTGTTGGCGCAATCGCAGACATGATGGCCGGTTTGAAACAGGCTGCGGCAATTACGACTGAGTCCATGCACAAACTCGCTCACATGGCAGCCAGCAAAGCTGAGCGGGGTGAATAAAAGTGAAGTGTCCCTTTCAGAAGTATGAGAGCGAGTATTCGACGCACGAAAAAGGCCAGTTCATGGATTGCTATGAGAAAAACTGCATGGCATATCGGCCTGAAAAGGAGCTTTCCGGTGGAGCAATACTCGAAGCTGGCTGTCGGCTCGTTGACGAATATGTTGAGCACTCTACGCCGTTCAATAACTACAACACATTATAAATAAGGTAAGGAGATAGATATTTTATGTACCAGAAGCGTCAGAAAGTCAATATTGACGATACGAGATTCATTTACACTACCAACTTTTCCGGTGATCCTGCCCGTGACCGCTTTGGTTCGGATAAGCGCCGTGTCAACATCGTGATTCCTACCGTTGCACAGGCCATGGACATGAAGGCGATGGGCATCAATGTCAAGGAGACCCACCCGAACCCCAACTATACCTATGATGAGCCGTTCGTGCCGACCTACTATGTCCCTGTCACCGTCAACGTGGATTCCAAGTGGCCGCCGCATGTCTACTGGATCACCTTGCAGGGCAAGCGCCTGCTGTGCACGTCGGAGACCATCGGTCAGCTGGATTTCATCCGCGTCAAGAATGTCTGCTGTCAGGCAAATCTCGTGGAGAAGCGCAATGCTCCTGGCGAGTTTACGCTGTATGCGGACGTGATGTACGTGGAGCAGGACGAGGACGCAGATCCGTATGCAGAGCGTTATACGCGCCGTAACGCGGCACCGGACGCCGATATGGCAGAGCCCAACGATCCGAACGACATGCCGTTCTAAGGAGGAGTACATGAAGAAACTGTTTATCAGCTGCCCGATGCGGGGACGGAGCAACGAATCCATCTTGGCTTCAATCGAGCAAATGCATAAAATTGCGGAAGCGATTTTTGGCGAGGAACTGGAGGTCGTTCAAACTCATGTGATTATGAATGAACCGCCCCGAAATGCTGATGAGCGCCTGTGGCATCTCGGCAATTCCATTCAGAAGATGGCAACGGCCGACTACTTCATCGGCGTTTATGACGCAGATAAGGAAAACGATGGCTGTATCATCGAAAACCACGTGGCGAAACTCTATGGCGTTCCGCGGTATCTTGTCGACATCAAGTATATCGCACCGGATGTCATGGAAGAACGCGATTCTTTGTGGAAGTAAATGATATTTCCGAGTGCCAAGGTCAGTCCTTGGTTGAATGTCCAGCCGGTGAGTGCCCACGTCGCAAATGGCGTTCTCAGAGGAAACGGCTCGGGTTTATATTTCTGAGAGAGCTTGTAGTGTAGCGCGGGCTCTCTTTTATTTTGGGTCAGTAGCTTAGCTAGGTTTAAAGCCGGCAGCTCATAACTGCTTGATCGCGGGTTCAAATCCTGCCTGACCCGCCATGGCGCTATGCCTTATATTTGAATAAGCAAAGGAGAAAACAGCATGAGCGCAATAAACTATGCCCCGGCAATTGTGAAATGGATGGTCGAGGAAGGCACCAAGAACACCTCCAGCGGCAACTGGATATTCACGAGCGCGGAAATTGCAGAAGCATTTCCTGTAGCCGAAAGCAGTGTGATTGAGATGTTTGGAGTGATCCTGACCGAAATTTATCAGCATGAAGCTGTGGCGGAAGCAACTGTGAATTTCGAGAGCGACGGTTCGGCGACTTTTGATTTGACCTTCTACACAGATTACTGCCCGAACATCCGCGATGAAACAAAGGCTGGGTGATTTCCATGGGCGATAGCAAAGTTACAAAGCGCTGTGCAAAGTGCGGTGCTGTGATGCACAACGTGTCTGCGGCAAGGAAATACTGCGATTTTTGCAGATTTGGCTATGCAACCAATGATTCGCCGCTGCCTTTGGAGCACCCGAAGTACACTGGGCCAACTCTGCAGGAAATCATGAGAGAGGCTACCAAGGAGGGACTTCAGTATGCAGAATACTGTAAAAAGCACGGACTGCATTGATCGAATCAACGCGAAAAATCCTTGGCGCTTTATGAAAGGAGATGGTTTGAATGACCAGACAGGTTTATATTTATGGACTTGGCGGAGCCGATAAAATGTATCGAGTGTTGGCTTACCATTTCATTACGGAGGAAGAGATTACAATTAACAATCTTGTATATTGGGCCTCTATGCTGAGATTACATAATCCCAGTGTGGAGTCGGTGTACGCGATTGATAATTATCACGGACTGCGGAATGATTGTAGGGCAAGCATGTACAGAAGTACAATCGAAAACTGCGCTATTTTCAAGAACATTCTGGAAACACAGGGCATTCAACTTTAGGATTGGGAGAGCTGCAGAGAAATCTGTGGCTCTTTCTTTTTACGAGGTACTGACATGAAAGACAAATTGCGCACATGGAAAGTCTTTGAGCACAATGGAAAAGAGCTGTTTGCCTATACGCTATTCGGCGAAGGCGAGGACGAAGAGGAGGCAACGATTGCGTTACTGGCATATGAGAACCATTGCCGTCCTGAAGCTATTCATGTACACAAGGAAGTGAGGCGAACGAAGTGTCTGGAGTAGCACTGTATGATTACCAGCAGGATGCAGTCGACCGAATGCGAAATGGCTGCATCTTATGCGGCGGCGTTGGCAGTGGCAAAAGTCGAACCGGGCTGGCGTATTACTACATCAAAAATGGCGGTAAGGTCAACACCAAGCGGTATGTAAAAATGCGTGACCCTCCGCAGGATTTGTATATCATCACGACGGCTCGCAAACGGGATACACTCGAATGGGAAGAAGAAATGATTCCTTTCATGATGACAACGGACGAGAGTGTTCGAATGTATAAGCATAAGGTCGTAGTGGATTCCTGGAACAATGTTCACAAGTATATTGGAGCGAAAGACGCCTTCTTTATATTTGACGAACAGCGTGTCGTTGGAGATGGACAGTGGGTGAAGTCATTTCTGAAAATCACGAAAGAGAACGACTGGATTTTGCTCAGTGCTACGCCCGGTGACTGCTGGACGGACTACATCCCGGTATTCGTTGCAAATGGGTTCTATAAGAATCGAACTCAGTTCAAAAACGAACATATAATCTACTCGCGATTCTCGAGGTTCCCGAAAATTGACCGATACATCAATACGACTCGGCTTGTGAGCCTGCGCGACAGGATTCTTGTGGATATGGACTTCAAGCGGCCAACGACGCCACATCATGAGACTGTCTATGTTGATTTTGACCGTGCAAAGTATAAGGAAATCCATAAGTCTCGCTGGAATCCTTATGAGAATCGGCCAATTGAAACGGCAAGCGAGTTCTGTTATCTGTTGCGGAAGCTCGTAAACACTGACCCGAGCAGACAACAGGAAGTGCTCGATATTTGTATGACCCGGCCAAGAGTCATCATTTTCTACAACTTCGATTATGAGCTGGATATTCTACTGAAGCTACAGTACGGCAATGGAGTAGAAGTTGCACAGTGGAACGGTCATAAACATCAGCCGATTCCGGAAGGAAAGCAGTGGGTATATTTGGTTCAGTACAATGCAGGAGCGGAAGGGTGGAACTGCATCAAGACGGACACCATTATATTTTACTCCCAGAACTACTCTTACAAGGTCATGGAGCAGGCTTCGGGACGTATTGACCGGTTGAACACACCGTATACGGACTTGTGGTTTTATCATCTGAAGTCGCGGGCAGGGATTGATTTGGCAATAGGACGAGCTTTGAACGATAAGAAGAAATTCAATGAGAGAAAATTTTATGGAGCGTGATATTTATGGCTTATGAAAAATGTCCTGGCTATCTGAAGAATGGACGATGCAAAGGGAATAATCGGGCATGTCGTGTTACTAAGGAAGGAATCGAAAGTTGGTTTGACGAAACGTTTAAGCCAATTGACGTGCTCGATGTATGTCAGGAACAATCCATATTTGGAAATAGTTTCTTTACCATCTCCGACGAGGATGTTCAGGCATTAAAATCCGGAAAAATTCTGTTCGTAAGAGGAGAATACGGGATTTTCCTGAAATACGAAGGAAGGCAGAACGATGTGCAACCCATCGAAGAAAACAATCAAGAAAATCGACCGGATGCTGGAGAGCAGATGTAAGGAGCATAGAACGTTTGGAAATGCGCTGAAAATGTACATTTTTCGCAATCCTACTGAAATCGGCTTGGATTATGTAACATTCTGCGGCAAGGCTGGATATTTCATCGGAGTTTCACTGGAGGAATCTGGTGAGTGCAACTTCTTCGGCATTTATTCGCCGGAGCAGGTGTTGGAGGTTGTCTGATGCAAAATTTGTCGAAGAAGCACTTGAAACAGATTTACAGGCGCAGGAACGGCTTTGGCGGAGCTACCGTTATGTTAAGCAAGTTCTTTCGTGCCGCTCCGAACAACCGGGCAGATTACAATAAAATGATGGACTGGCGCTGGAGCATGTGCACAAACGTTCGCTACATGATTCCGGGAGAAAAAATTAAACGGGGCAAAAAAGTAGCTCTGAGACATGAAGGACTTGTTAAGAGTGCTTATTTCTTAAATGCCGGTCTCGCAGATTTAGAAGCAACAATTTTACATCAAATTTGAGAGGAGCATTTGAAAAATGAAAGAACTTGAAAAGAAAGTTGCAGAAGCCGAACTCAAAAAGGTTGAAGATGAAATCTTGACGTATGCCAACAAAGATGAACTGGCAAATCAGGTCGTTACCCGGACAACTGCCGATCCGGAATTTCGTCACTTTATTGTACTGACGATACGGGCGATTACCCTGATGAGAACGCTGGAGGAAGAAAACGATGATTAAGGATTCTGGAGACCGCACCGAATTTGAAACCGGTGCCAAGCGCGATATGCACGCAGGAAAGGGGCGAATGGATCTTCTGCCTTGGTACGGCATCATGGAGGTCAGCAAGCACTGCGAGGAAGGTGCGCTGAAGTATGGTGAGCACAATGTGGATAAGGGCATCCCGCTGCATTCGCTGTTGGACAGTGCTTCTCGGCATCTGGCAAAGTACATGGTTGGTATGGACGACGAGGATCACCTGCGCGCTGCCTGCTGGAACCTGCTCTGGGCACTGAACCAGCGTGAGACCCACCCGGAGTTGGATGATAGGTTTGTGGTAAAGATGAAAAGCTCGAACGATGAACCACTTATCACAGTTGTCTGCAGTTCCTGTGGTAGCCATTTTGAAGCGCCGACCAAATGGTGGGTCCGCAAAAGATCACAGTATACCAATATTCCAGACGGAGCGATGACGACTTGCCCTCATTGTGGGAATGTAACAATCGTTCGGGAGGTGAAGCCTGATGAATGACTGGATGCGCGAAGTGGACTATGCGACCTACTGCCCGAAGTGCAAGAACTTCAAGGTGCTGGAGACGGACGAGCCTTGCAACAAGTGTCTTACGGAGTGTGCACGGGACGGTAGCAAGAAGCCCGTGAAGTTTGAAGAGAAGACGCGAAAATAACAAGCTCCTTTATGAGGTAAACTCATATTTGAAAGGAGATACTTATTATGAAAAAAGCATGGAAAATTGGTATTAGCACTATTGCTGGTATTGTTGGGGCGTGTGCGTTGATTCGTATTCACAATGCAGAGGTTCGCAAAGTATATTGCGAACGCTATGGAAAAGGATATGATGAAGGATATGCACTTGGACTTTATCAAGGGAAGTTGATGGGAGCCAATGACCTGTATATGAATGCTCATAATGGGAGCGAATATTTCAATAATTATATGATTGAAGCTAGGAAAGAATTTGTTGAGACAAATACAAAACTCAATAAATAAGAGAACTAGGCCGTGGAGAAATCTGCGGCTCTTTATTTTTATCATTGAAGGAGATGCTGGTATGCAACGTATGAACATTAAATGCTGCCATTGTGGGGACTATACCCCATTTATCACAGAGGAGAACATTGAAGTTATTCCTCAAGTTAATCTCACAAGAGCCGATATGGATATTTTGGACGATATCGCGGACACATTGGCGGAATGCGGTTACTCGGGTATGTGTGGTTTCTTACACTGGGTTCAGAGCGAAGTGACCAAAATCGTAGAGTATCAGGAGGAACGGTGAACGCTAAATGATATTTGCTGAAGAGGATTTGAACTCTTTGAATGCTATTGCTGGACTATTGGCTTCATTCGGGTGTGATAGTCAGGCTGGCTGTGTGCTTTATATTCAGCATAAAATCGCAAAGACCATGGAGGCTGACGAAAGGAAATGCAGAAATGAGAAACATGTCTAAGAAGACCTGGAAACTCCGGGTTTGGAATCACATGACCGAGATGCAGAAGCTGGATATTCTGCTGAAGCACGCTAAGGTTCCGCATACTTATGGACGCCGTTGGCCAGAGATGGACAGACCGGACAATCATGAATTTCTTCCCGGCGGAAAGCATGACGGTGGTGAGCAGATCGTTGTTTACGACGCTGGTGGAAACCGTATCTGGGACGGTGTATGGGGCTGGGGTTCCTATGGCTTCGAGCAGGGGCTTATCGAGGTGATGGGTACGCAACTACTTGGCCATGATGATGTTGAGGGCTGGCTCACGGCTCGTCAGGTTACAAAGATGTGGAGGTGCGGAAATGCTGCGAAAAATCGTTGAATTCATCAAAAAGATATTCCGCATGGAGCCAATCCCGACAACGGTTAATACCCTGCGGGATGCTTTGCACGACCTGGAAGTGGCTCGGAATCACTTTGAAAACTGCGACCCGGAGTTCATCACGGCGGCTATCTTTGAGCTGAACGCAGCGGAATGTCGGGTGGATGCTGCGAGGAGGTGCGTGAGGTGAGCGGACTGTATGATCAGATAATAAATGATTTTTTGCAAGAGCATAGTGTGACCGAGAAGGAAAAATTTAGAGAATGGATAATGTACTACTATGTTGCAAATGAACTTTCTTTAAATCAATTAAGAACACTGTTGAAGACTGAATGGAAGAAAATTCTAAAAGAATTTAGGGGAGATGAATAACGATGAGCAATGATATTTGGCATAAGCTCGGTGTGTTCTTTGGCAGGGTGTTTGCAGTGACCATTTTGGCATGTGCTTGGGCTGTCATCGTGGCATTCACGTTGAAGCTCCTGTGGTTTATCTGGTTCAGGATTTTGCTGTGAGGCGAGAATGATATGGACGACGGAAGGGTGTCATATGAAGAAGCGGCAGAAGCTATCCGAAAGTGGGGTAATATGGTACACGACTTTTCTGATAATGACGCTGAAATCATCTACGCGAATGGCCGACCTATTGATGATATGGTGCGCGAACAGATTCGGAATACCCTTACTATATACGATCTTGAGCACGCGTGCGTGGTTCAGGTTGGAAATTTCACATCGATAGATGATGTTGCCTGGCTGTTAGCGAATGGAGACATTACTTTACCAGATGCACGACTCTGGTGCTCGAATACTAATCATTCACTGTCCGATATGGAAGAGGCAGTAGGAAATATTCGATATGGCCAGACAGAAACTTTGAATCATGTCCCTCGGCATGAGAAGAAAAGACCTTGGCCGTATCGTTTGGTTGCTTTTCTGAATGAAGTCATTGATATGTTCGTGCAAGCTATTGTGGAGGATTTCTTATGAAACACACTTTTATCTTTACCTGCACAGACAACGGTGGCGGCTATCAGAGCTTTGAAGTCAGGGCGACTGACAAGCAGGAGGCTATTGAAAAGGGTATGAAATTTGCCAAGAAATACGCCTGCGGTGACATCTGTGGGAACTGGGAGTGTAAGTTGAAAAAGGAGAACCTTTTATGAGATGTTGTCCGGTATGCTATTCAAAAGTGAGGCCTACTGTATACGGAACGGCGACCGTTAAGACAAGCCTGGAAATCAAGTATAAGATTCAGTGTCGGCATTGCGGATTTGGATGCGATAATGCAGGCAGTGTCATTGTGCAATACGATGAAGAAACGATGAGTCCAATAGCAGATGATCATGGCTTACGGAAACTTATTAGAGACTGGGATTCTATTTTGCGAGATCCCGAAAGAGAAAGGATTGCTAACATATGAAAATCGTTGAACCTAAGTACGAAATCCTCACTGATATTTCTGAAGGCGGCATCAAGGAACTCCAACAGATCGAGCGGGTGGCCCGGGTCTGCTACAAGAGCGAGGATAAGATCACGCCGGATGGTGAATCGGCGAAGAAGCTGGTGCGCTTTCTGGTGAAGCAGGAGCATGAGGCTATGCTGGAGCATTCTCAGCTGAGCGTGCTGTTCACGTGCGACCGTGGTGTGGCCAATGAGCTGGTGCGGCACCGCATTGCTTCTTTTGCACAGGAGAGCACCCGGTACTGCAACTACTCGAAGGAGAAGTTTGGCGGGGAGTTGAGCTTTGTGAAGCCGAGTTACATTTCGGATGGCACACGGGAGTATTATGCATGGGAAACTGTGTGTGCTGATGCTGAGGCGGCGTATCTCTGCATGGTCAATGACCGTAAGATGCGTCCCGAACAGGCTCGCTGTGTGCTGCCTTTGTGCCTGAAAACTGAGATCGTGGTGACGGCCAACTACCGTGAATGGCGCAACATCTTTAAGCTGCGTACTCCTGTGGCGGCTCATCCCCAGATGCGGGAGCTTATGTGCCCGCTGCTGCTCGAACTGCAGAAGAAGATCCCGGTCGTCTTTGATGATATTTACACGTACTGGCCGAATGATGACCAGACGGGAAAGGGAGCACGGTGAAGTAAGCATGAAAGAAATTGATGAAAGATATATTGCCGCACTTGATGAGCTCGGTTTTGGAATGTTCCGAACTAAAGCCGGTGTAAATATTTGCCATACTACCTCAACAGGATCATTTATGATCAATCTTAATGGCGAGGACTTTGTGGATATGCTGGTAAGCTATGCAGAAACGTTTGACCCGAATACCTATGTGTCCTTGAAAGTAAAAAGTCATTCGTCAACGCAGGATATTTCGGCAGTGCTCAAGAACGCCCAGGAAATCCAGATGCTTCTTCTGCGGCTTGCCATTAAACTCGTGAAAATCAGTAAGGAAGTGGAAGTGAGTTCATGATAAGATTTCTGCTTGCCGCTTTGATGTGCTGCCTGTACGCGCACGCATTTATGAGTGGCTTTAAGATTGGCGTCCGCACTAGACGAGAGGGTAAAATCGTGCATGTGACTGTGCCTGGGAAAGATATTCTAAAGAGTTTCCTTGTTCTGGGATGCGGGATTTTTACGGCATTTACGGTGCGACTTTGAAAGGAGGTGATCGAATGAGAGCTCGGACACGCGATTTTCTGAGATTACTCAACATTGGGCCGTGGCTGATTGGCTTCAATATGCTTGGTGACGCAATTGATGCAGCAGAGGGGCAGCATTCGGGAGGGCTGATCGGATGCTATGACTACCTTAGCGGCAAATACGGACGAGATAGGAAACGTCTTGACGATGATATTCGCAGAGCGGTTGGCATCGCATGGCGTGAGCAGTGTCATGTCATGGAAAAAGTGATGGGCAGACCCTTGAATAGACCGCCTTCGCCGAAAGATTTCATTTATGCGGCGGCCGAATATTTGAATCAAATTGAAGAAGAGGAGATGATGAACTGATGAAAATTGGCATTGACAGCAGCTAGAATTTAGCTGAAAAGAGGCGTCAGCGAATTGTTCGACGTCTTTTTTCTTTGCCCACTTTTTAAATTCGTGCCCACTTTTTTCTGGGTAAAGTCGTGTCAGAAGCGTGAAATTCTATTCTAGGTTAGAAAATCGGGCATTCTGTTAACAAAACTTTCACAATTTCTGGCCATTTGCCCACTTTCTGCCCACTTTTAAAATCAAAAGTGGGCACGGTTTTTAGATAAAATATCGCGTAAATACGTTGTATTTTTGAAGAAAAATGCCTTTCTGCCCAAAAACCCACTTTTATTTCTATTTACACTATAAAAAATAAAAATATTATATATAGTTAAGCGAAAAAAGTGGGCAAGTGGGCAAAGACCAAAATTCACGAAAAGTTCAAGGCGAAAAACTTGTAAGAACCCAACCAGCGTTGTATACTCGAGATAACCGTTGTACACACCGATTAGATGCTTATGAGGTAATAAAGATGGCTTATATGAACCGCTTTATCAATGACGATGGCTTTGAAGAATGGACCACTACGGACGCTGCCGGAAATTCTGTGACCTGCTATGCAAACGAGTTCGTAGAATTGCATACGAAGATTCCTGTGTGCGAATGTGGTCGGCCAATGACCGAAGACGTACAGGGTTACTGGACCTGTCGGGCGTGTGACATTACAAAGACGGAAGATGAAATCAATCATCCGATAAGCTTGGATGAGTATGAGACATCAAACCTCGAACTTAGCGAAGACTACGGAAAGTTTGAGTACGACGATGGGCGAATGCTGGAAGCCGGAGTGCCCGACTGGTACTTATTCTTCTATCAGCATCGACCCGAATGATATTTTAGAGATAAGAGGCGCAGAGAAATCTGCGTCTTTTTCTTTTGCCCGGACGCGAAAAACACTTGATCCCTTATGGAGAAATCCAAACAAAAAATATAAAGGAGAGATATTTATGGCAAAGGTTTACACTATGGACGAACTCGAAAGAGCACGAAAGAAGGCTCAGATTCGGGAATGGTTCCAGGACAAGAAAATGAAGGTACAGACTTGGTGTTATGAGCACAAGGAGCAAATCATCACTTATGGACCAATTGTCGTTGGCGGTGTGGCAGCAGGTGCAAAAATGCTGTCAAAACACGCGGTGTTGGCCAAAGAGCAAGATTTGAAGGACTTGTATTGCTATGATCGGAGTCTTGGCCATTATTGGAAGTTGCGTCGGGAACTGACGAATGAAGAATGGCTTGAAATCGACAGGCGAAAGAAAAATGGTGAAAGGCTGAGCGATATTCTTGATGAAATGAAAGTGTTGGATTGACTTAAAGCGAGGAGCTGCAGAGAAATCTGTGGCTCTTTCTTTTTTACAACCCTAATTTCTGTTTTTATCCGTTTTGGGCTGTTTTCGTCCGTTTACGCCCGTTTTGGGCTGTTTTGACCCGCGTGAAAAATACTGCCCCTTTTATGGAGAGGAGAGAGTGCGTCCCAAACGTGCTACTCCTCTTTCTTTTTGGAGGAGATTTTTATGCTGGAAAACCGATTCAAGACAAATCTGGTAAGAGAACTCAAAGAACGCTTCCCGGGCTGCATCGTCCTGCACATCGATCCGAACGAGATTCAGGGGATTCCTGACCTCTTAGTTTTGCATCGTGACAGGTGGGCAGCACTTGAAGGCAAGCGTTCCACAAATGCACCTCATCGACCGAATCAGGATTACTATGTTAATCTGATGAATCAGATGAGCTATGCGGCGTTCATTTACCCGGAAAATAAGGAGGAGATTCTGAATGACCTTCAACGATCATTCGCGTCTGAGAGGACAGCACGCTTTTCTCAGCGCTAGTAAGTATAGCTGGATCAATTATGATCCCGACAAACTTGCCGTTGTCTATACGAACTTTATGGCCACACAGAAAGGCACCGAACTGCACGAGTTCGCAGCAAAGTGCATCGAACTTGGCCAAAAGCTTCCCCGTTCAAAGAAAACCCTGAATAATTACGTCAACGATGCTATTGGCTTCCGTATGACGCCTGAGCAGGTTCTCTATTATTCTGACAACTGTTTCGGAACGGCAGACTCCATCTGCTTCCGAGATGATATTCTTCGTATCCACGATCTCAAGACCGGAATGATTCCGGCGCACATGGAACAACTGCTGATTTATGACGCACTGTTCTGCCTCGAATATCGAATCAAGCCCGAGAAAATCCAGATCGAGAACCGCATCTACCAGTCCGATGATATTCTCATCGCGAATCCTGGCCCTGATGACATCAATCCGATTATGGACAAAATTCGTGAGTTTGATCCGATCATTGCAAAGCTGAGAATGGGAGTGTGCTGATATGATGAACCCGGTTGAGAAAGATTTGAAGAACTACTTTGGCATCGAGTATGGCGGCGAAGGCGATACACTGGAGCATTATGGCACAAAACGTCATTCTGGCCGCTATCCGTGGGGCAGCGGTGAGACCCCGTATCAGCATTCTGGCGACTTCCTGTCTCGCGTAGATCAGCTGAAGAATAAAGGTATGGTGGAAGGCGAAATCCTCGATGCTATCAACAGCACCCTGCCCGACGATTATAAGCTCGGAGCCACAGAGTTCCGTGTTGCCAGAACCAAAGCTGGCCATGACCGCAAGGCTCAGCAGTGGGATGATATTCAGAAACTGAAGAAGGAAAACCCTGACATGGGCTGGACTGAGATCGGCCAGAAGCTCGGCCTTCCGGAATCCACCGTTCGCTCTATGTATAAGAACGGTGTCGGCACCAAGAAAGATCAAGCCGAGAAGATTGCTGAAACCTTGAAGAAGGAAGTAGACAAGAAGGGCATGGTTGATGTGTCAGAAGGCACAAATCTGGTTCTCGGTGTATCGGAAGGTAAGATGGATGAAGCCATTTATATTCTGGAAGCAGAGCATGGCTACAAGCGCTATGGCGTCGGCATCAAGCAGCCCACCAACTTCCGTCAGCAGACCAACATCACTGTTCTGGCAAAGCCGGAATATGACCAGAGTTATGCCTATAAGCATCAGGGTGACATCCAGTCTCTGGGCGACTATCATTCTGATGATGGTGGCAGTTCATTTCGCCAGTTGCAGCCTCCTTCGAGTTTAGACTCAAAGCGTGTTGCCGTTCGCTATGGCGATGAAGGCGGTCTTGCAAAGGACGGCGTCATGGAGATTCGCCGTGGTGTGCCTGATCTGGATTTGGGCAATTCCCATTATGCTCAGGTTCGTATCATGGTGGACAACAGCCACTATCTGAAGGGCATGGCCATGTATTCCGACAATATGCCGGATGGTGTGGACATTGTGTTCAACACGAACAAACCTTCTGGTACGCCTAAGATGAAGGTCTTCAAGGAAATCAAGAACGACCCGGGCAATCCGTTTGGCGCAGCCATTACTGCTGAAGGTCAGAGCACTTATGTTGGCAAAGATGGTAAAGAGCATCTTTCTCCCATCAACAAACTGAAGTGGGAAGGCGACTGGGACGATATGTCCAAGAGCGTTTCATCTCAGTTTCTTTCTAAGCAGCCCCTGCCGCTGGTTAAGAAGCAGCTTGATCTCACCATGGCCGATTATAAGGCTGAGTACGACGAGATCATGCACTACACGAACCCGACCGTCAAGAAAAAGATGCTGATGGACTTCGCGGAGAAGTGCGATGGCACATCCATGACGCTGAAGGCATCGGCATTTCCCGGTCAGGCAACGAAAGTCATCCTTCCTCTGGACAAGATCAAGGAGACTGAAGCTTACTGCCCTACATATGAGAATGGTACCCAGCTTGCGTTGGTTCGCTATCCTCATGCAGGTACCTTTGAGATTCCGATTGTCACGGTAAACAACAAGAATGCCAGTGGCAAAGCAAATCTCGGTAATGTCCGCGATGCAATCGGTATCAGTTCCAAGGTTGCTGAACGCCTGTCGGGTGCAGACTTCGACGGCGACACCGTTATGGCTATCCCAATGAGCGATAAGGTGCGCATCAACTCCACCGATCCGCTGCCCGGCTTGAAGGGCTTTGACCCGAAGACTTCTTATGCTGTTCCTGAAGGCAATCCCAACAACGTGCGTCTGATGAAGAAGGATGAGAAGCAGAAAGAGATGGGTATCATCTCCAATCTCATTACTGACATGACACTGCGCGGAGCACCGACCGAAGATTTGGAGCGTGCAGTGCGCCACTCAATGGTCGTTATTGATGCGGAGAAGCACAAGCTGGATTACAAGCGCTCCGAGAAAGAGAATGGAATCCAGGAACTGAAACGTAAGTACCAGATCAGAACGCTTACAGATGAGGAAGGTAACACATACGAGAAGTATGGCGGTGCATCTACCCTGCTGTCCCGTCGTAAGCAGACTGTCCGCATTCCTGAACGTCGCGGCAGCGTTCGTATCGACAAAGAAACAGGCAAACCCATCTATAAGGAGAGCGGGCGAACCTACCCTGACAAGAACGGCAAGCAGCGCATTGCAGAGACGGAAGTCAGTCGCATCTCATTGATGGACGATGTTCGGCCCTTGTCTTCGGGTACGCCTCAGGAAGAGCTGTATGCGACCTTCTCCAATTCTCTGAAGGCAATGGCCAACAAGGCACGCAAGGAATCCGTCAACATGAAGGGCATCCAGCGTGACCCGGCAGCAGCCAAGGAGTATGCCGCAGAAGTGGCGTCCCTGAACGAGAAGTATCAGGCTGTTCTGGCCAATAAGCCGAAAGAGCGCCGTGCCATGATCATCGCAAACTCCAAAATCAAGGCAATTGTCGAAGCTCGCGGTCTGGACTACAACAATAAGGACGATAAGAAAGAAATCAAGAAGATCTCAAGTGTCGAGATGCAGCGCGCCCGTGAACAGGTTGGGGCTAACAGTAGTAAGACCAAGATCGTCTTCAGCGACCGCGAATGGGAAGCTGTTCAGAAGCACGCAATTTCTGATTCGCTGCTGACAAAGTTCTTGAATTCTTCTGATTCAACCGAAATTGTCAAGCGGGCAATGCCGAAAGCAACAGCAAAGCTTTCGTCTGCCAAATTGAGTAAAGCAAAGGCAATGCTCAACGGCGGATATACGTACGAGCAGATTGCTGAAGCCTGCGGCGTTCCAAAGTCCACGATTTACGATGCTCTGAACAAATAAGGTCGAAAGGAAGAAAAAATTATGGTTCGTTGTTTCATTACTACGGTCGATAATCCTTATGATCCGCACGACCAGTTCGATCAGTGGTATCGTTTTGACTGTGACCACGGCTACAACTCCTGCGGGCTCCTTGCGCGGCTCGCGTACACCTCGGATCAGCTGTCTGATAACGAAAATGCTTATGAAATTGAGCAGGCAATCGATCAAATTATCAAAGCTGATCCTTTGAACCTGTACCGGAAGGTCAAAAAGACCCTTCCCGACAGTGAAAACGGTGACAGCGCTGCTTAAACAGAACGTTTAGACAGGGGGAGGGGGTCTGAAAAATCCACCCCCTCCCTAAATCGCGCCGGTCTTTGATATTTCCCCGGAGGTAAAATTGATATTTGGGCTTTGGGTGTAGACAGAGCCGGGTATTGGATTTTCTGCTCTGATTGTTTTGGCAATCAGAGCTTTTGTAAGGGCTTATGGGATAGTGTTCTGACACCTCCTTTCAAATGGCTTGCTTTTTGGGTTTTACGGCATCATGATTTCTCCTTTACCTTCATAAAAACATTCTCTCTAACAGCTCCCATAAGCCTTTACAAAAGCTAAAAGTGCAGAAAAGTATTGCAAAAGTCGTTCAAAGTCAACGCAAAGTGCTCAAAAGCGGCACGAAAGTTAATAGAAGTGACGATAAACCCGTACGAAAGAGAATAAAAAGACAAAACTCGAAAAGAGGATGACGATGAAATTTCGAAAGAAGCCTGTTGTGATCGAGGCATTTCAGCTCGGCATCGACAATATGCCGGACTGGTTCACGGATGCCGTTGCGAAGAATGACATCATTCTGCACGGACAGAGTTCCGGCTTTTATCACGCACATGATACGAATGCCGACATTAAAACGCTTGAAGGCTGGCATCATGCGAATTATGGCGACTATGTGATCCAGGGAATCAAGGGTGAAATTTATCCCTGTAAGCCCGATATCTTCGAGAAAACATATGAGGCGGTTACCCGGTAACACGGATCCGCCCGAAAGGAATGAAAACGCATGAAGACAAGAAAGGTCTCATCTGGCGAGGATGTCGGAATGCGGCCGGCATTGTCTCCGGAAGCGAGAGAGAACCAGATGATCTCTCTGGCAATGGATCTGGTTGAAAAGCGGCTGCGGGAAGGCACTGCTTCCTCAGCTGAAACGACTCATTTCCTTAAACTGGCCACGTTTAAGTCAGAACTGGAGAAAGAGAAGCTGGAAGAAGAAAACAAACTTCTGCGGGCAAAGACCGAAGCGCTGCAGGCGGCGAAGAACACCGAAGAAATATATGCCGAAGCCATCAAGGCCATGCGGGTGTATAACGGACAGGGCGAGGAGGGTGACGGCAATGACTGGACTTGAGAAAGTTTGCTTCTGGCTGATGGCAGCACTGCCATGGCTTCAGCTGGCGTGTATTCTTACGGACCGAGAACAACCAACAAGCAAGCGGTACTGGTGGTATCTGCCTCCGAGTATTCTGTCGCTTCTGACGGCCATCGCGGTTGGACTCCCAAGGATCATTGATAAGCGGATCGGCGGGTTCGGATGCTGGTGTACACTGATCTTTACATTTGCGTGTGCATGCCATGACGAAGCGGAAGGCCTTGAGAACCTGCATGGCAAACTGATCTGTCTTTCGATGATCTGTACGGCATTTGCTATGGTCTGCTGGTGCGTGGGGTACTGAGCGGATGAGCAGGAAGACATACTCTGAGCTTTGCCAGTATGCGACTTTTGAAGACCGGTTCCATTACTTGCAACTACATGGGACTGTTGGCTACGACACGTTCGGGTTTGACCGGTATCTGAATCAGGACTTCTATCAGTCGAGAGAATGGCGGCAGTTCCGGGACAGGATCATTGTACGGGATGCGGGATGTGACCTTGGTTGCCCTGACCATGAGATCACAGACTGGGTGATACGGAACGGAAAGCCCATCCGGCCGAGAATCATCATCCATCACCTGAACCCGCTGACGAAAGAGGATGTGATCGGGCACACGGATGCACTGCTTGACCCGGAGAACGTGATCTGTGTGAGTGACCAGACGCATAAAGCCATCCACTACGGGGATGACACGATTCTGAAGCCTATGTACACAGAGCGAAGACCGGGCGACACGTGTCCATGGAGGAAATGAGATATATCCTGTACGAAAGTTTGATCTCGTGGAATCTGCTTACAGCAGCAGTCTGCGGGTGAAGATGTCGCAGGCAGAAGAAATGATCCGGAGAATCTCACCGAGCAGGGAGCGCAGCCTTGCTCTGACAAAACTGGACGAAGCGCTGTTCTGGGCAAACGCAGCCATTGCGGCCGGAAATGTGATGGATCATGAAGAATAATGCCGTTTATCCGGGTCTGAAAATTGAACCTGCTTTTGGAGAAGAAGGCTGTTATGTCAGCTTCTGGATGTCTTCCGATGAATGGAAAGCGTTAAAGAAACTCAGATTGAAAAAGCGCCTTGCCAAGAGATTTGAGCTCACTGGTACAACTCTTTATGCAGATAATACCCCGTATGCGAAAGAATTACGGTTCTTTGTGAAAGGCTCTGAGTGGCCTGAATTTGAAAGTTCACGACTGTTCCGGGAGTTAGCTGCTTATGCGGAACTCCTGCACCGGGAAAAAGAACGTATGTATACTGCGCTCCATGAGCAGGAATGCAAAGCGGAAACTGCGCAGAAGCACGGACGATGGTGCCATCCAGCTTGGTTTCAATCGCTTTGGGCTCGAGCAAGCAAATTAGTCCATCGTATCTGATGTCAATGATTGTCAGCGGACAAGTCGAAGTATTGCTGAAACAGAGCAGAAACTGGGATTCGGTGCAAAAGGCGCGATAATCAATAATGTCCATCGAATAGAATTCGCGTTCTTTTATGTAAGTGCGGGGCAGCAAGGACAATTGACAATCCGAGACTAAGGACGCTGATGATGACCGAAATGATTTCCATGAGAGCACTTCCTTTCTGCACTTTAGTATAACGTAGAAGGAAGAGCACAGCAAGAAGGAGGAAATTCAAAATGAACAAAACCGACTTTATGACCTACGCACGCCAGCTGGTGGTGGACTACTTCAACGAGCACGCAGACCCGACCAGCGGTGTGAAGCTGACGCTGAATGATGTCTATGTTGTCTGGTTCTCGAAGACTTTGCAGAACTGGAAGGCGCTGGTGAGCACGACCGTGGCAGACGGCATGTACTACGAGATCACTCACAACGGCGACAAGGGCGAGACCTATCTGGACGCCTACAAGAAGTGGGACAATATGTGCATCGTGGACTAAGGAGATAAACAATGGACAGCATACTGACCTCGGTAAAGAAGCTCCTTGGCCTGACCGAGGAGTATACGGCATTTGACCCGGACCTTATCATGCATATCAACAGTGTGCTGATGATCCTGCGGCAGATGGGCGTGGGCCCGGCGGACGGGTTTTCCATCAGCGATGCGACGGCGACGTGGAGCCAATACATGGCCGACTGCCCGGACATTGAGGCGGTGAGAAGCTATGTGGCGCTGAAGGTGCGGATGCTGTTTGACCCGCCGCAGTCGAGCACCGTGATGGAAGCCGTCAAGAACCAGATCAGCGAACTGGAATGGCGGCTGTATGTGATGTGCGACAAGGAGGAAGCGTGATGCGAATTTTACCATTTACCGTCGAGGGGCAGACCCTGCGCAAGGACGGCGACTTTGGCGGCATCATCTCCGGGAGCAAGGGATATCTGCGCTGTCGGCTGAAGATCGCGGACAACGACTGGCTCTACGCCAAGAAGGTGCTGGTGTTCAACGACGAATACGCCATGGCTGTGAACGCGGACTTTGAGTGCATGGTGCCGGACGAAGTGACCGACGGTAGGAGCTTCAAGGTGCAGCTGATCGGCCAGACCGGCAAGACCCGCATGAAGACAAACCCGGTACTGATCGAGCAGGTGACGTGATGGCAAGTGTGGAAGATGTGCTGGCCAGCATGGCCGAGCCGAACCGGGAGGAAGAAGAACTGTGCTTTGTCATTGACAAGGACTTCCGACTCATTTCGGTGCCGGAGCGCGGGACAGTGCTGGGTGTAGAAGGCGACAAAGACGTGAATCTGGTGCGCTTTCGGATGCCGCGCTACTACCGTGGGACCGACCTTTCGGATTTTGCCATCGAGGTACATTACGACAACGCTGAAGGTGAACGCGGCATTGCCCCGACCAGGGACAAGACTGTGAGCGAGGATGCCGTACGGTTCACCTGGGTGGTTGGCAAAGACGTGGTGTCGTCGAAAGGCACAGTGCGGTTTACGGTGTACTGTGTGAAGAAGGACGCCGACGGCACTGTGGCACAGGCCTTTGGGACGACCGTTGGCACCGGAACAAGTCTGGAAGGGCTTGGCGGCGACGAAAACTGAAAGAGGGGGATGGAATGGCGACGGTAGACGAACTGCTGGCGGTAGAAACGACCGAGAGCGACGACGAGCTTTCGTTTCTCATTGACGAACATCTGCGCATCATCACCGTCCCCGAGCGGGGCGTCGTGCTGGGCGTGGAGGGCGATAAGGATGTGAACCGGGTGCGCTTCCGCATGAACCGGTATTATCACGGAAGCGACCTCTCAAGTTTCCAAATCCGTATCAACTATCAAAATGCGGACGGTGAGGCGAACTACTTCACGGTAAGCGAGAAGACCGTGGACACGGACACCTTCAGCTTTGTCTGGGTGGTGGCCGCAGATGCCGTGATGACGAAGGGCACCGTGCTCTTTGTGGTGAACTGCTTCACAACCGACAGCAGCGACGTGGTGCAGAAGGCGTATCACACGACCCTTGGCGCGGCAAGCGTGCTGGAAGGCCTGGAAGTGGACGTGGAAGGCAACCAGCCGCAGATCGTAGACTTCCTGAGCAAGCTGAAGAACGAACTGACCGTTCATGCCGGGACCGTGCTGCAGCAGATGGACGATTATGCCAAATCGGCAGAGAGCTCCAAAACGGCTGCGTCGAACTATGCTGATGATGCCGGTAAAAGTGCTTCCAGTGCAGCCAGGAGTGCCAGCGCGGCAGCTGGGAGTGCTTCCAGTGCAGCAGGTTCTGCATCTTCGGCAAGTTCAAGTGCCGTGGCGGCGGGCAGCAGTGCGACTGCGGCAAAGACCAGTGAAAGCAACGCAGCCACTTCGGCCACAGCAGCGGGCAACAGCGCCACTGCCGCACAATCGAGTGCGACTGCTGCTAAAACCAGTGAAACCAATGCCGGAAGCTCTGCGACGAAAGCGGCCAGCTCCGCTGCGGCAGCCAATAACAGCGCCACTGCGGCAAGCAGCGCTGCGACCAAAGCCGGTGACAGTGCCACTGTGGCCAAAACCAGCGAAACAAATGCAGCCATCTCCGAGACAAACGCGAAGACCAGCGAAGCAAACGCCAAAAAGTACGCGGATGAGGTGCGCACCGTGGCGGAAGGCTACAAAGGCTGGTTTGAGACAGAAGGAGCTCTGACGGCTGCAGTGCCGAACGGCGCGAAGGGCGACTGGGCCATCGTCGGCTCCACCAACAGTATCTGGCTCTGGGATGGCAGTGCCAATGTCTGGGTCGAGAGCGTGCCCCGGATCGACTTATCAAATTATCCGACGCATGGGGAAATCACAGAGCTTTTAAAAAACTATCTCCCGAATCGAGCTGCCACTGCAGCCGAGCTGGGCGGCATCAAGGTCGGCAAGGGGCTGACGGTGGACGAGGACGGCACGCTGCGTGCGGATGCACAGGAATACAGTTTACCCGCCGCCACTTTGGATGCCCTCGGTGGTATCAGGATCGGTTCGGGAACAGAAGATTTGACTGCCGGTGTCTCAGAATTGGAAGATGGCGCGATCTACCTCGTTTACGAATAAGGAGGCCATCTTATGGCTCATAAATTTTATTTGGGCAAATCCAATGCGGCAAGAGAAGTCAAACACCTGTATGTCGGAGTGAATGGGTCATCGCCGGTTTACGGGTATCAAAATAAAACGGTCAATACGCAAATCAATTGGGGCAACTTCCCGGATTTCTTTTCCGGGACGAATCCCTATGAATGCCCGGCCACTTCATTCTCAAGCACCAGCGGCACATACACTGCAACGAAAAATATGACCATTACCATCAATTGGGATATTTATTGCAGTCATTCAAACACAAACGATAATATCGAAGTATACCTTAAAGTTGGAGATACTTATATTATAAAATGGGACACAAGCAGTACCTATAACAAGTCTGGAACCTGGACCGGTGCAATCCGATCCGGGCAATCTATATACATCAGCATAGAACATGAGAATGATGGTACCAAAAGCGGAACCTTTTCGCTCTCTGCAAAATATGAACGGCTTGAATATGTTCAGACTGGTGTTTCCACCGGCGTAAAAGCGCGACGAGTCCGAAAAGCGTATATTGGCAAAAATGGTGTCGCAAAATCATTCTTTTCGGATTTGAGAACAATCATTTATGGTGGAAGAACGAATGCCCCATTAAGAATGGGTCATTCGGGAAGCTTAAACGGAAATTTTGGAGTTATAAATAACGTTGCAGGAGCGTCCGTTGGCAATTATGCGATTTTTGCAGGCGGCGATAATGGGCAATCAAACGAACATAACTATACGGATGGTGTAAATGCCTATGATTAGCGCCTATTAGGAAAACACACTGTCAAAGGGGTTTGTAGCGGGGGTT